CGGACATATTCCGTCGGGTACAAGTTGCCAACAGCTGATTACTATAAGCTTCGGGCGTTCTATGACGAAGTTAACTGTTCGGGTGTATTCGACTGGGTACATCCAGAAACACGGGAAACACTAAATGTACGATTTGCTGATCAGTTAGACTTTGCGGCGAATGACTACGGAGTGTGGCTGGGAACCGTGAAATTACAGGAGGTATAACATGTTACCGCTCTCAACGGCATCGATTTTAGAGAAAAACCAAATATCGGCCACAGGTGTGTGGTTAATGCTGTTAGAAATATCCTATAAAGGGGATATGATTCGATTGGTATACAATACGGAGAATATCCAATTTCAAGGCAATACCTATATCGCATTTCCATTTACCATTCAAGATGTTACAGAGAATGCAACGGATTTACCTAATATCAAGCTATCCGTGTCTAACGTGACTCGTACAATTCAGCGCATGGCAGAGTCTAATAATGGATTCACTGGAGCCAATGTCATCATTCGTGTAGTGAATACGAACATACCTGATGTGTGCGAGCAAGAGGAGCATTTCGTAATTACGGGAACCCATGCGAATGCTGAATGGATGGAGTTTACGTTGGGGACTGACTTTAGTTTCACTCGACGATTCCCATTAATTCGTGTGATGAAGGATTTCTGTCCGTTCAAATTTAAAGGGGTTCAATGTGGATATAAGGGTCACGAAACCCAATGCAATAAAACCCTAGCACGATGTCGTGAATTGGGCAACAGTACACGATTTGGCGGAGAACCCACTATCCCGCAAGGAGGACTGTATGCATCCAATAAGTGACTTGACTGATATCATAGGCACCCCATTCTCGGAAATGAAATGCTGGGATGTAGTTGTTGAGGTATATCGACGTAGTGGAATACCACTACCCGAATACACCCAAATCCAAATGGATGAATGGCGCGAGGTTCGTGAGCCAATGCCAGGGAGTATTTTGGTATTTGCGCTATATGGTAAAAATCTCGATCATGTAGGGGTTTATCTTGGTGAAGGTAAATTTATACACGCTACTGAACACAGCGGCACCTGTATAGAGCACATATCAAAGTACGTGCCTCGATTGAAGCACATTTATGAAAGGAAGGAGTAGTAGATGGTTAATGTAATCATTGTAAATAATCCGTTCAAGCCAGAGCAACGGGATACAAAATATTTGCCATTTAAACAGGGCAAGTCTATCAGCTATTACTTCAGTGCACCTGGTGAGTGGGTGTACTCAGTAAATGGACATGAGGCGGCACCAGATACAGTTGTAAACGATGAAGACTACATTGTAGTAATGCCCCGAGTTGAGGGTAAGTTCTTTGGTGTTCTTCTAACAATAGGGATGGCTGTATTTACCGGGGGTATTGCTTCGGGTGCTATCTTTGGTATTCAAAGCTTAATTTGGCGGTCAGTAATTGCTATGGCGGTAGGGATGATAGGTAATGCTATTGTCTCAAAGCTAACTGCTCCTAAGGTTGACCGTTCGAATTCCGAACAGTCAAATACATATGGCTGGGGAGGTACTGAAACTGTTACTGGGCAAGGCTACCCTTTAGCCGTAACATATGGCCGAATGAAAAGTGCGGGGATATTATTATCCCGCCATGTAATTAGTGATGGTGAAAAGCAATATCTTAATCTTTTATACTGTGCGGGTGAGGGCGAATTATCAAAAATAGAAGATATTCGTATTAATGCTAACCCAATCAGTAATTATAAAGATGTGCAGGTGGATATAAGAAAGGGCACAAATGACCAAACAGTTATCCCAAATTTCAATGATAACTTTGCGGATCAATCACTAAACTATGAATTGACTGAATCATGGAATACGCAACAGGTACAAGGCAATGCGTGCGACGCGATAGAGTTAACTGTTGGATTTCCAAACGGATTATATTATTCAAATGATAGCGGCGGCGCTGACCGTACGTCTGTCACGTTGAAAGCAGAAATTCGTAAGGTAGGTGATGAGTCCTGGCAGGCATTACCTTTAGCAAATCAAAAGGGCATGGCCGGCCATATTAAGCGCCGTGATGCGTGGAACTTTATTAAGTCAGATAATAACGTGACAAATACATCTGATTACGCAGGACGAATTGAAGAGGCGACAAATAATGCGTTTTATCGTGTATTTCGCTTTGACAATCTCGAAAAGGCGCGTTATGAAATCCGTATGCGATGCAGTGCGAAAGATGGAAAAAGCCTGCGCCATATCAATAAGGTCTACTGGGTACAGCTAACCCAAATTATTTATGACGATTTCGTGCATCCGGGGAAAGCCCTCATTGGAATTAAGGCTTTGGCTACATCTCAGCTAAGCGGTACCGATCCAAAAGTAACATGGATTCAAGAACGTTCAGAGGTGTATGTGTTCAATCCGTACATCAATAAGTATGAAGCGCAACCAGCTGACAATCCGGCTTGGGTTGCTTATGATTTAATCCACATCTGCCGTAAGATTGGCGGTGAATATGTTGTATTCGGACAGCCCTATATGCGCCTTGACTATAACGCATTTAAGGCATGGGCAGATAAGTGCAATACAAATGGATTTACATTCAACTATATATACGACACCGCTATGCGATTATGGGATGCGTTAAAGTATCCAGAAGCAGTAGGTCGAGGAAAAGTAATTCCTGTAGGAACCAGGTTCACATGCGTTAGCGATTATCAATCTACACCAGTACAGTTGTTTACTGTGGCCAATATAAAACACGGCAGCTTTACTGAAGAGTTTCAAGGTGTGGAGGCTAGGGCTAACTCTGTTGAAATATCGTTCCTTAACAAGGATAAGGATTATGAGCGAGACGTCATTCCAGTATATGGGGATACTTACGACGAGTCGGATACGCTAACAAATCCGGCACAAGTTGAACTCATGGGGTGTACTAGTCTTGAGCAGGCCTATAAACACGGTAAGCATTTCTTGCGATGCAATAAATATGAAATACGTACTGTGACAATAGAGGCGTTTACCGATGCCATAGCGTGCACGGTAGGAGATATTATTCTAATTCAGCACGACATACCTGAATGGGGCGAGGGCGGTCGTGTGGTTGCGGTAAGTGGACAGACGATTACACTCGACAAGGAAGTGTCGGTACAACCAGGAAAGAATTATCAATTGCTGATTCGTAGCAACTCTACGGATATCGTCTCTACGTTTAATGTAGTAAATGTATCAGGTCTCAATGTGATTGTTAAAGAGGCTATACCGGTGCAGCCTGATGCGGTATATGCATTCGGAGAAATTTCTAAATCGGCTAAGCCATTTCGTGTGTTGGCTATTACAAAAACACTATCAGAAATGACCCGTAAGATCCAATGCATGGAATATTATCCAGAACTCTATGTATCAGATGATGGCACGGTGCCAAGTATTGATTATACAAATCACGGTGTATCTGATATTCAAGCAGTGGGATTAGTGAGCGATGTATACGGTGCTAACGGCATCATGTACTCACGTATAGGTGTAACATGGCAGTTACCTCGAGACGGAAAAGTCTCAAACGTAGTCGTGAATTACCGAAACGTAAAAAGCGATACGTGGACATATATCGGAAACTACCCAGCATCCACAAATACTACCACGATATCTGATGTGCTACTAGGTGCGACCTATGAGGTGCGAGTGCAGGCTATTAATGAGTTAGGACAGTTAACTACTGGCGTAACAAAATCTATAGCCATACCTAAGATGCAAGCACCTGAGGATGTGCAAAATTTGCACGTACTCAGTCGATATAATCAGACTGCCGATAAAAGTGTTTACTACGACTTACAAGTGCTATTTGACCCGCCTAGTAATCCTGCCAATTTCGATGTGGCCGAGGTTTGGTATCTCTTAAAATCAAAAAGTGGAAAACCTGTAGCGGGGCAAGAATGGCAGTACGCTGGCAGTAGTAATAGCCAGGTTATCATCAAATCATTAGGTCCTGGTGAGGAGTATCGAATCAAAGCAATCTCGGTTGACCGATTTGGCAACCGAGCAGAAACAGCCCAAATGGTTGATGTGATAGTCAAACCTATGGATGCGATACCTGCCATGCCTAGTAATTTTGGTATTGCGTTCGGCAGAAATGCCACCGCATCATGGGATGAGGTGCTGAATGCTGACGTCGACTATTACGAATTACGTACCGATAATAATCCTGGTAAAGATACGAATGCTTTATTGGCAAGAGTTAAAGGTACATCTGCTGTACTTACTCTATCTAAACGAGCGGATACTGTTTATTTATATGCTCGAAGCACGTTGGGCAAATACTCGACTGCAGCAACATATGAGTATAACGTTCCTCAGTTGGCCGCGCCTGAGCTTGTAGTAAAAAGCCAGTTAGGGGGATTTAATCTTTATTTCTCAACTAAACCAGCACAAGCATATGCAATCAGATGCCACGTGATCGGAGATGAACGCACCGATGCTTTTGAAACTACTAGCACCATGCTGACATATTCGAACTCAGCCGGAATATACCGGATACGTTGCTCGTTTGTTGATGTGTTCGGAGATGGATTCGTTAACGAGAAGCAAGTCGTGATTAAGACACAAATTGATGCGAGCTTGCTAGATCTTGAGTCTCTCGGGCTGAATAAAGTTGATGAGCGAATTAAGGAGCTTGATAAGAAATTCAATACGAATTCTAAAGAGACCACTAGAAGAATTACGAATTTGGCGTCACATACGGAATCTCGCATTACTGAGTTAGCTGGTAGCATCGATTTACAAGTTAAAAAAAGTATTGGTGAGATTGATGGTGGTGAGTTGGTGTCTCGCATTAACCTCAGTCAGTCCGGGGTATACATTGCGGGGAAATTGATTCACATCACTGGAGCGACTAAGTTCGATGACAACGTCATTGTTAATAGGATGATTCAGGCTAACGCAGTCACTGCCGATAAATTACAGGTTGATAATTTATCGGCGGTGTCCGGTACAATCGGGTTACTTCGTTCGAAAGAGACCGGCGCTCGTGTTGAGATTCAGGATAATCTTATTACAGGTTTTGATGATGATAACAACCCTCGGATTAAACTTGGGTGCTGGTAGGAGGTATTATGGAACCGCATATATTAGCTTATGACGTTAACGGCAATATAATACTAAATCTCAAGGAAAGGCTCACACGTATTGATGGGCGGATGTATGTATCAGACATTCCTAATCGACGTCAACAAATTACTGTGAATGGATTGCAGCCTGGTCAACATGTCTGGGCTGCAGCTATGGGACAGTACTTAGTGGCAGAGGTTAGGGGCAATATCATAACATATTATTTTGCAGTGTCCCAGGATGAGTATAATATCAATCGTCAATTTAAGGGTCTTACGTATGAAGGGTGGCTGGCGTATGGAATTTATTAACATCCAGAATAAAGAAGGTGTCACAATTATAAACGATACCTATGACAATCTAGTATATCTTAGTTTCCCTAAACAAAAAGATGCAGTTCTTTACACCGGGGCTATGAGGGGGATAACGCCAACGGTTCAAATCCCGCTCAAGCCTGTAGCTTACACGCCTATGCTGGTACCTACAAGTAAATTCCAATATGGATATATTGCAGGGGAGGCTAACGTAATCCAGATATTTTATGTCACTAACCATATATATCATGGTGACGCACCTCTTATCGCAGTGTCAGTTCCACAAGGATATGAATTTGCAGCTCAGTGGGTTCATAAACGTCGTGAGCGATTAATGGTGCTGGTAGTGGATGTAATTAAGCCAGGCGAAAAGGTAACGCAAGCAATGGTTAATGAAGTAAAAGCTGGCATCAAGTTCTACTGCTTCGGTTATTTCGAGGATGTTATGGCTAATGCAGACACGCCTCGTATTCGATTTGTTGACAAGGTAGGAAGTAGTAAGCCTAATACGGCATTGCAAGTTCTTGGCCGTCACAAATATTATAAAGCGTCTTGGGCAACAGATTACGATCTGCATAATGATGTGATATATGATAGCCGCATCAGGTACCTACGTGTAATTGATCACTATGTGCATGATTGGTATAGTCAGTTATCAAACTACGTTCCAGATACTTTTACAGACATGGCCCGTGATCCAAAGTCATATGGCGTCAAGGTTGCAATTATTCCTATGTCCGTAATCGATGCATCCGTTTGGGGGCCTAATATTAATAATGGAGATAAAAAGTCACACACGGGGCGAGTGTGGCAAACGTTCAGATTTCACGATGAGAGTACTGTATCGCTGAAATCGTATCAGTTCATTAATTGGAATACAGTCACTACGTATCCTGTAGGTTGCTCGGGTAAAACCACATCTCAGTATTTGGTAGTCGATGTGACCGGGTACGATAAACAAGGTACGATTCCATTCAATTAAGGGAGACGATAAGTAATGAATGTAAAAGATATAGACCTCAATATTGGCGAGGATTTCGGGATAGTTTACGCAGTCCAAGATGACAATGTGGATTTGACAGGGTTTAAGTCAGTATTCGCCATACGAAAGCGAGCAAGTGGTCCGCTTGTTATTAAAGTGCAAGGGGTAGTATCTGGGAAGATTGCGACATTCAATATTTCCGGAAAGGATACCCTAGAAATTAAGTCCTTTGGTGAGCATGTGTATGATGCTTTTGCATATAAGGAATCGGAGCCTAGCCGATATTATAAACTGGGCATGGGGGTAGTCAACATAATTCAGGATGTGGCCATGCATGATTAGAGGAGGAATGTATTATGCAAAACAAAGCGTTACCAGTAAGAATTGAAGGTCCGATTAAAGTAGAGGCGGAAGTAAAAGCAACCATGGTAGGCGATAATGGAAAAAGTGCTTATGAAATCGCAGCTGCTCACGGGTTTAAGGGTACTGAACAGGAATGGCTTGATAGCTTAAAAGGTCCTCAAGGTGAACCTGGTTCAAAAGGCGACTCATTCCGATATGAGGACTTTACGCCAGAGCAATTGCAAGCCTTGAAAGGCCCTAAGGGTGATAAGGGCGATGACGGCGTAAGTGCTACGGCCGACAATGCACATCAACTCTTATTGCAAGGTAATGTGTGGTGTGAAAGTACCAAAATTGACGACGTGCTAACAGCCTTAATTGGAAATGTTGGCAAGCCGTTTCCTAGGATTGAGTTTAAGACTTTGGCCATTCCAATCGTAATCCAAGGTCAACAAGTGGTATCCGTTACAGGCGAGCCTCATTACAGCGTTAAGGTAGTCGGCAATGATACACCTTTCACGCTTGACAGTACTGGAGCTTGTAACGTGAATATTCCGCCATTAGGTGAAGATGATATTAAACTCACTTATCACAATTTCACAGGTGCGAAAGTAGGCGATTATACGATTGCTGGCGATCAAACTGGTGCAGTTGCTGATGAAGAATGCGAAGAAAATGGTATTGTGTACAAACGCTATGGCGATGTGTTGAAAATGAACATTACCAATAATACAGTGGATGGGAACTTCAACGTAAACCCTAAGCGTTGGAACATTTCGGCTATGTCTATGTACGCTAATAGACCGACAACTCTTAATTTAGGAGATAATTGGAACGCATACGGCCCTTACTTTGTAGAAACACCTGAAAACGTAACGTTTAAAGGATTTAATAACAATATGCAACTAACCATAGCTACATCAACACAGGGTACCAAAACGCTGGTCTTTAATCAGAATACTATTGAATGGGATGCGACTAACCATAGCTACATCAACACAGGGTACCAAAACGCTGACCATTTATAATTAACTAACACAGGGGGAAACGATGCAAGTAATAACAGATTTTCTATGCGAGGCATGGCGAACTCTGACAGACTCATTCGCTATTAAAGCCTTGCTTGCGGTTGTGGCAGAGGTTGGCATATATATGCTAGGGCTCAAACATGTGCAAGTACTAGGGATATTCATTATACTGGTATTCCTAGACCTTATAACACGCTGGGCGGCAATTAGCTATCAAATGCTTATTGATATGGGGGCGAATCCAGAGAATATAAGCGGTTATGATAAATATATAGCCATTCCTGGAGCATGGGGTAAAGGATTAATCTCATCTAAGCATATGCGAAAGCCCTTTATTACAAAGGTGCTAACATATTGCTTAGCAACGGCTGGGGCGTGGTGTTTTGATTTTATGAGTGGTCAATATGCTTTTGCAGTCAATCTAGTTTGGCTATATCTTGGCTCAGTTGAGTTTCTAAGTATCCTCGAGAATATGAGGGACGGCGGAAATAGCACAATCGCAGGGCTTTTGGATGTAGTGCATTCTAAGATTGACATGATTTTAAAGAAATAGAGGTTTGTAAGCCACGATTACATTGTGTGGCGTGGCTTTTATGTTTGAATTTTAAAAATAACGATAAAAGCACTATGAAATTATCGTTAAAAGCAGAAATCGAGGTGTATATAATGAAAATTGGCGAATATTTCGACGATTATGAGTTCGCTTGCAGTTGCCATAGGCATGAAGTCGATGAGAATGGACATAATAAATTGGACCATATCATTGACAAAAGACTGGTCGACTTGCTTGACAGAATTCGTGAACGCTTGGGCGTTCCTATCTATATCACAAGTGGCTATCGTTGCGAGGCTCACAATGAGGAAGTAGGGGGCGTGCCTAACTCTTACCATACGCAAGGGGTGGCCGCCGATATTACATACGACGGTATCGATGTAGATTACCTCGCACAAGTGGCCGAGGAGTGCGGTGCCGACGGCATTGGTAAATACTACCATCAGGACTTTGTACACGTTGATGTGCGCGGGTATGCGGCACATTGGAATGATTTGGATTAAAGGGGGTTATTATGTATGCAAAAATTAAGACATACCTCGAAACGCTTAAATCTAAGGTTACTATGCAGCGCCTTATTATTGGTGTTATTTGCGTGCTGTTCCTCTATGGCGTTGGCAGCCTCGCAAGTGGATATTTCACAGCCAGAGCCAACTATCAGCGTGCCATTGAGCGATTGGAACAAGCTCAAGGAGCACTTGAGGATAGCCGACGCCTCAATCGAGAGCTCAACAAACTCATTGAAACAAGCCGACAGCTTAACAATGACGCAGGCGACAGAATTAAAAGAATTGAGGGTTATCAACAGCGAGAGGGCGAAAGCCTTAACCGAATTGAGGAAAATCAACGAGAAACAGGGGCAAGAATTAGCGAAAGCCTCGAACAAAATAACAGAGCAAGAGCAGAGATTAAATCAAGCCTCGAGCTTATTAACGGAATTGAAAGACGAAATCAAGAACAATAGACGAACAGAGCAACGCTTGCGGCGTCAACGTGATACATGGGCCGCTGGTGGTGTGATTGGTTTTCTAATTGGTGCAGCTGGCGCTATTCGATGAAATCGAGGTGATCCAATTATCTCCTGATCATGAGCAGGTGGACTCATGGTAGTATAGTTTTGATAAAATGCAGAAGAGCCTACTAACTTAGATAATATCTAGGTTGGTAGGCTCTATTTTTGTTTGTAAAAGTATAAATAAGCGCTTGACTTTATACCCTATATAGGGTATAATAAAGGTGTAGAAAGGAGGTGATAAATATGGACATAATAAAAGAGCTAACAAGCTTAATAAATGAGATAACGCTACTGACACTAGCAATCATCATTTTAAAACTTGTTAGCAAAGACTAAAAAGCGGGCGGGTGAAAGTCCCGCCACCTTTTCAACATTATTGTAAATCAAAGAGGTGAATTATGCAATATTTAGAATGGCTGATTAATATAGCCACTATTATTGTTTTGATATTAGTAATTAAACGTTTAGTTAGAAGGTGATGAAATTGAAATTTGAACTAGATGATATTATGACAACACAGGAGGCTGCAGAGCGGTGGAATGTTACTGCTGATTCATTAAAACAGAATTGTAGAGGTCGTGTAAAGAATGGATTTAAGGAGGGCGAGTTTAAGAAGTCTGGGAAAATGTGGTTAGTTACACGGCAAGGTATGGAACGGTTATACGGAAAAGAATCCGCTTTAAGTAGTGTAATAAAAAGCGTGTCAGACGAACATTAGGCCTCTAAATCTCTGCAAAATTTGTAACGGTTGCTCAACTGTTGCTCAACTTTTGTCGTACTAAAACGCAAATGATTGTTGAATTATCAATGTTTTTATAATATAATTCATATGTAAGGGATATATATATGAATATAAAAAGGCATCGACCTAAAGGGCGGTGCCTTT